GAAGTCCTGAGAACACACCTGCTCCCCCTCCTAAATCCGTTTCCGGTTTGGGGGGCGCTGTAGACAACCCGGCTCGATGCACTTGCATCAAGTCCAAGGCGTCTACTGAGAGATTCACCACCTCCGGGCTAAGGCTTATTAGGTTGCGGTTCGGCATTCACCGTTCCGAGCTACCTTTCCTTAGTCCCGAAGGCCTAAAATGGTATCTTCTCTCTCTCCTCTCACCCACTAAGTCGTTACCGTCTTTGTCTAACGGTAAGCTTCGTGGGTTTCCAAGGGTCTTTCGTGGTTGGGACGAAGATGGATTTCCTATCCTTCATCGTCTTTCTCGTTCCGACCGTTGGGAGTTGGCACATTCTTGCAACTCCCTGGCCCGCTCTCTTCCTCCTTCCTGCCGCGTGCATACCCCAAAGAAAATTAATTCCTGGGTATCACGCGCAACCACTTCCCCTCCTCCCTCCCAACGCGCTTATCTCGCCTTTTGCCGCAATCTGATCCGGAAAGAGTTCCCTTCCGGATGGGACCGTCACCGATATCCTAGTTCCGTCTACTCCTTCTGTCCTAAGGACTCCGCTCGCGCGGAATCTCAGGATTCAGGAGGGGTCACGGCTTCAGATTATTGGTGTGACGTTGCTTTGCCCGGCTTTAGCTCGAAAGTCGTTTTCTCCCACCTCGCGCTCAAGGGTCGAGTCTGTCCGGGGCTTTCTTATGATTGCCCACCAGAACTCGATCATCCGGGTCGTTCAAGTGATCGGGTCTCGCCTAGCGAGCTGCCATCACACCCCGGAACCATCCTCCCCTTTAAGGATGGCTTTCATCTCCGTGTGAAAGAGATTCCCACCGTAGGGAAGAGTCGTGTTATTGGAATTCCTTCCCTTAACTACGACCTTCTTGGCCCCCTCCATAGGGCCATCTATGGGCATTTAACCAAGCGATCTTGGTTAGTGCACGGGAAGATCACACCCGAGAGAGTGAATGCTGTTTGCAAGGGGGCGGTGCAAACGAGTGTTGATTTGGTGAACGCGACTGACGGGTTACGGCTAGACGTCACCGAGGCTATCCTCGGTGCGTTGCTTTCCCGGTCGGTAGCGGTACCGGGCGAGATAAAGAGACTGGCCTGCGAATCGTTGTACCCTTCTTTGGGAAAGAAAAAGGGTACCGTCGTATTCGGCCAGATGATGGGAACCTACCTTTCGTTTCCCCTCCTGTGTCT